GGTATAACGTCCCCACCCTTGTTTTTGCGAGACCCGGTGAAAATGTTTCTGCCCCTGATTACTGTCCCCGTGGGGTTTGACATCCGTCCTGGGTGTGACTCAACGAATCGCCACTATTGAAATCGCCCGTGCTGTGCCTGTGGAGCAGCTCGGAAATCATCCTCGAAACCCTCGCACGCATGCCGAGCCTGGCTCGCCGATCTGGGGTATCTTGAGGCGCTCGATTGAGCACAGCTACTTTATGCCCCTGACGTGGAACCGTCGAAACGGCTATCTGGTGAGCGGTCACTTCAGGCTGAAGGTCATGATCGAGATGGGCTACACGCATGTCGATGTCAGCGTCGTGGACGTCGACGAGGCTACGCACTACGCGATGATGATCGCGGCGAACCGGCTCCTGGGAGAGTGGGAAAAGGAGCTGCTGGCCCAGCTCGCGACCGAAATCGATGCCGCCGGTCTCGATGCCGCTCTAGCGCTCTATGACCAGAAGGCGCTCCTGGCCCTGGTGGCGTGCCCAGTGGATGCCGATGACAGCGAGCAAACGGAAGAGCTGATCTCCAAAGCGGAGCAGCTGCAGCAGAAGTGGCAAGTGCAGCCTGGTGACCTGTATCAAATCGGGCCACACCGCCTGCTTTGCGGAGCGTGCGAGTCGCCTGACAACTGGGACCGGCTCCTCGGAGGCGCGCTCGCTGACATGATCTGGTGCGATCCTCCCTACAATGTCGCGTACGATGCCGTCCAGCGGAAGCGCGACAAGATCCACGCGAGCACGGGGGCTGCGCCAAACATCAAGCCACAGGGCATCCTCAACGATGACATGCCACGGGCAGAATATGGCGAAGTGCTGAAGGCCTGGCTTGGCATGGGGGCATCGAGGCTGAAGCCAGGCGGGGCTGTTTACATTGCGCACGCTGACAGCTTCGGTCTGGAGACTCGCGCTGCAGCTGCAGCCGCTGGCTTGTACATCGCGCAGTGTTTGATCTGGGTGAAGCAGGGATTCACGCTGGGGCGGCAGGACTACCAATGGCAGCACGAGCCGATATTGTATGGCTGGAAAACCGGAGCGGGCCACTACTGGCAGGGGGGATATAGCCAGGCCACGGTCATCGATGAAGGCATCGATCTGAAGAAACTCTCGAAGCCGGAACTGATCACGATGGTCAACCATCTGCGAAACGCTGCAGACACCAGCGTTATCCGGGAGCCGCGCAACACCTGCAGCGATCTGCATCCTACAGTGAAGCCCGTCCGGCTGGTGGCACGACAGATCTGGAGCTCATCCAGGCGCGACGATACCGTGCTGGAATTGTTCGGTGGCAGCGGCACCACGATGGCCGCGGCGGAGCAAACGGGCCGTCGATGCGTGGCCACTGAGCTGGATCCCAAATTCTGCGCCGTGATCCTGGAGCGCATGACCAATCTGGGCCTGCAGGCTGAAAAAACGAGCACGCTGAACTGACACTGCATGCCCGAAGTTTCTCCAGAGCTCGCGTCCAAGGTATTGTCAGCGGACCTACGCAACCTGATCAAGAAGGTCGGGGAAGGCTCGCCGCTGACCGCTCAGGAGCGGGCCTTGATGGAGACGCTGCACGTCGGCTCGCTGCCGTATGAGGAGCTGCACCAGGCGCGGCGCTCGGCTCTCACGCGCAAATGGATCAGCGGTGCAAAGCTCACGCGGGAAGAGATGGAAGAGGCGGGTTTGCCAGATCCGGCGCCTTCGCTGAAGCGACAGACCAGCGACCGCTACAAGCAGTCGCAGGCCTTCTATGCTCAGTTGTATCAACGCGACGTTAAGAACATCAAACGGCTGATCGCAAAGGGCCGGAGCGCCTCGCCACAGGATTTCCCGCCGCTCGATGAACCGGCGGAAATGGCGGAATGGTTCCGCCGTAACATGGGGCAGGAGCCACGTGAGAACCTTACCAAATTCGAACGCGAGGCCTCTGATGAAAGTCCAGCTGCAGCGGCGGTGCCGCCGGAAGCTCCATCGAACAAAAAAGGCGGTGGTGAACCTGATTCTCCGCAGCTGCCAGAGATGAAGTTGAACGCCGGCGGCGTGTATGCGGCGGACGCGGGCCTGCGACGTGTGCAGGCCTTGGTGGATGCTACTTTCTTGCAGATGCAGGTCGCGCTGAAGGCGAAGGACATGAAGAGCTACAAGACGCTGTTCATCGAGTACACCAAGCTCGAGCAGATGCTGCGTTCGTGGGAAAAGGACATCATCAAAATTCAGGAGGGGCGCGGTGAGGTGCTTCGCACGCGTGAGATCAACACTGAAATCGTGCAGCTTTTCACCGTCCTGGGGCAGAGTTTCCTGAATGGGCTGATCAAACTCGTGAAGCAGCTCGCGCCGCAGATGCCTCCAGCCCAGCAACGTGAGCTGGCGCTCTCGATGACAGACGCCTGCTTTACACATGGCAAGAAGTCGAGGTGGTCAACAGCCTGGCAGCCGGAGCTGCTCACCCTCCCGGAAGTATGATCGATCTCTTCGAGCAGGCCGAGAAGCAAAGGCAGGCTGGTATCGTATCGCCGGAGAGAGCGTTTCTGCACACGTTGGCGGACTCGTGTTTTCGACCGAGGAACACGGAACCAGCCTGGGGATGGGCGGCGCGGGAGGTATGGCTAAACAGCAAGATGAGCCCGCAGCCGAAGCTCTATGACCCTGAGCAGACGCCCTGGGCGAAAGAGTGGCACATGCTGCCAGTGCAGCCAGGTGTGCGTGAGGGCTGGGTGATGAAGTGCTCGCGATCTTCATTCACCGAATCGGCGCTGAATGTGATTCGCTGGATGCCAGAGAACTGGCCGGGCAACGCGCTGTTTGCCATCAATTCGAAGGAAGAGGCAAAAAAGGTCAGCAAGACCAGGCTTAAAGAGTCTCTCAAAGAATCAGCCGGTGCGCAGCTGACCGACAACAAAGACGATGTCACCACGCACCTGATCAGTCTGATCAACATGGACATCGTTGTGTCCGGTTCGGGTGCGGCGGGGCCGTTTATGCAGACGTGGTATCGATGGATCGTCCTGGACGAACTGGAGAACCATGAGGATGACACTCAGGAAACGACCACGGTGGACCGCGCGAGGTCGCGACTGGTGGGTGTGTCCGACGGGAAGATTTTCGGAGGATCGAAGCCCGAGCTCGCCGGCGGAGTCATCGACATGCAGTTCATCCGAGGCACGCAGGAAAAGTGGATGGTGCCCTGCCCTCATTGTCACAAGCGCATTGAGCTGCAGATGCCTTATCTTCGCTTCGGTCACTGCAAGGAACGCACCGGGTGGAATCTGGAGCGCGTGATGGCTGAGACCTACTACCAGTGCCAGTGCTGCAATCAGCCGATCTACGAGCACCAGAAGTGGGAGATGATCAACGCGGGCGAGTGGGTGCCGACACCGGAAGCGGAGCGGCGCAAGCCGCCGTCGGGCAAGGTGGTGATGGCCGAGCCAGGCGTGCGCAGCTTCCAGATCTCGGACTTGTATTCGCTGTGGGACGATCTGACATGGGGCTTCCTGGCGAAGGAATGGCTGATGGCTTTTGTTGTCGAGCCGAACATTGAGAAGCAAAAGTATGTCCAAACAAACCACCTGGGCATGCCCTGGGAGGCGCAGGAATCGCAGCTCAAGGAAGACACGCTGCTCTCACTCGTTGCCGGCATCGCGGAAGAGCGCGGCGGGCGGACGGTCACTCTCGGCACGGCCTACGAGCTGGCCTATCATGACGAGGAGTATCATGCACCGCTGAACATTCGAGGAGACCTGTGGCTTACAGTGACGGGAGACAAGCAGGAACACTGCATCAAGTATTGGACGCAAGCCTGGAATTACGAAGGCGAGGGTTTCTTGATCGACTGCGGGTTCGTGAAGGACTACGACGCCTTTATCGAGCTTTTCCGGCGCGAGTATTGGCAGGTCGATAACCCAGAGCCGATGTTCATCGGTGCCGGTCTGATCGACTGCGGCGAGGACAAGATGGACGTGCTCCGCTGCTGTCTCAAGGCGCAGGCCCAAGGCTTCCAGCTTCATCCCTCACGAGGCTCGGGCTTTCACTCCGAGTTCAAAGACAAGACGATCCGTCATAAGCCGGACGTGTGCGATCAGCAGCAAGTCGTCATTCGCGAGTTCTATGACCACGCCATCAAGTCGGATTTCCTGCTGGGCAAGATCGGCAAGCGATCCTTCCCGCGCCTGTGGTTCCCGCGTGATCTCGTCACATCCGCACCGTGGGTGCTCCAGGAGCTGCGAGCTGAGCGCTTGAAGATAGTGAGCATCAACGGCCGCAGGGTGCAAAAGTTCGTTCACGACAAACAGAAGCACGGGCCAAATGACGCTCTCGACCTTGGAAAAAACCAGTATGTGATCTACCAGGAGATCAAAGAGGACCTCAAGAAGCTGCGGAAGAGCGCACAAACCTCGACCGACGAGGCGGCGCTGCGGGACCTTGTTCGCGAGGTTACCGGCCAGTCCGCTGTGCTGGTTGAGGTTCATAGCGTGGAAGAAATCTGTTTGGAGAAGCTCTCAGCCGAATTGTACAACCACGATGAAACGGCACACCTCGAGAGGGACCGAGGCGGCGGGTTCGTGATCGATAAAAATAATTGTGTGAAGCTCGTGGCCACGCAGCCGCTCCAGGTGGCCTTTGCGGCCTGGAAAGCCGGTCAGGTAAAACGGGTTATTCTTCCTTCGACATCAACTCATTGACACACAACCCGCTTGCGTATGAAGAAAGATGCCATTCAAGAATTCTTCGACCGCACGGCGGTCGAGGGGCGAGCCCTGGGCGCACTTGTGCGTTGCGAAAGCCATGGGGTGCTGGCTATGGTGCATCCGCGCCATGGCCAAGAAGAAGAGCAATCCAGTCTCCCGTTACCTGTCGAAGATCGGCCAGAAGGGCGGGAAGGCGGGCAAGGGCGCATCGAAAGCACGCAGCAGTGAGCAGGCGCGCGCGGCGGTGAATGCGAGATGGGCTAAACATCAAAGGACAATAGAACCAGCCATGGAAAAAGACCCCACTTTTAAACTTCATTCGATCCCAGTATGGTTCTCGAAAAGCTGCCGCGATGCCTTAAAACGCGCCGGTCAAAATAGCGTAGGTGACCAGTCCACCATAATTCAGCAGCTCCTGGAACATGAGGGAGTGCGGCTTCTATGGGATCATTTCGGAACGAAATGGGATCATTTCGGAACGAAATGATCCCATTTCGGTTCCGAAATGGGATCATTTCGGAACCGTGAAGAGGGGTGACAAACGGCATTTGGTGACCATGCCCTACGTTCATCTAGAGCGCGCAAATGTCCTAGAGTTTGCCAAATTGATCGGCGCAGCACTGGTTTCTGAAGATGCGCAGCGAGGCTTTTGGAGTCCGAACTCCTACTATTACGAGTTTGCTCCCATAGGTCCCACATAGCAGCCTGCCGATTGACACGGGCCGCCAGCCATGGCGGAACCCATCATCAATTCAGTCGACATTGCCAGCTGGCTGCGGAAGGCGCGGCGGCAGCAAGACCCTGTGGCCTATTTGGACGGGCTCAATGACCAGGCGACGAACGCCGTAGCGGCCAATGATGAGTATGTGACCATCACGACCGACGAAGGCGGAAGCAATACTGCGGAGAGAAACGTCGATGCGCGCTTTCTGCAGCACGTGACCGAGATCTGCCTGCAGCGCCTGGATGCCGAGCAAGCCGCCGGCGGTGCTGATAAACTGCCTCCCGTAGGTGCCATCCGTTACGTGGACTTCTCATGAGCATCATCGACAAACGACGGGTAATCCTCGATGCCCATGGGAACGTGGTGCGCAATCTTGACGCGCCCTCGCTGGAGACGCGCTCTGCCTGGGGCGGGTATGAAGGTGCGATGACCACGCCGGAGAACAAATGGGCGTATGTGCCACGCATGAGCGCTCAGCACGTGGCGAGCGACGAGGTGGATAGCATGAGCCGCACTGTGCTGCTGGACCGCATCTCCCATCTCTACCGCAACAACGGCAAGCCTCGGCGCATCATCAACTGCATCACGCGCATGGTCACCGGGACCGGACTGATTCCAGAGCCGATGACGCGGGACACACGGTACAATGACAACGTTCGCAAGCTGTGGCTGCGAGATGCGGAATCTCCGAAGACCTTCTCGCTCAACAAAAAATTCAGCAGCAGCTCGGCACAGCGTGCGCTGAAGCGAGCCCAGCTCAGGACGGGGGACAGCTGCATGGTGCCTGCCAAAGATGCCGAGGGCAGGCTGCGCTTCATGCTCTACGACGGCGCGCAGATCGGCGATGGCGTGGGACGGCCCAATAACATGCGCGACGGTGTGCTGCTCGATCAACATCAGACAGCCCTGGCCTATCGCATCCTGGGCCGCGATCTGAACAACAAGCCCACGCAGGTGGATGTGCCTGCTGAAAGCGTTTTGTTTTTTGCGTCGCTCGAAGGCACTGGATGGAATCGCGGTCTGACCTGCCTGGCCCATGCGGTCAAGAATCTGCGGTCGATCAATGAAATCGACGATGCCTACACGATGGGCATCAAAGCAGCGGCGCAGTATGCATGGACCATCGAGAGCCAGCCAGGAACCGCTGCCAATCCAGCTGGCAGCCTGGGACCTGGCGGGCCACCTCGTCCGCAAGTCGTGGTGGAAGATCCGGTGACGAAAAAACCGATGATCCTCGAGAAGATCCTGCAGTCTGGACAGATTGAGGAGCTGGCCCCTGGGAAGACTCTCAAGATCGTGCACGACGAGCGTCCTCATCCGAACGTAAAGGATCACGAGACGGAACTCATTCGCGATATCGCGCAAGGCACCGACTACCCCTACGACATCCTGTGGCGCGTCGATGCCCTGGGCGGAGCCAATACTCGCTACGTGCTGGCCGATTGCCAAAGCAAGATCGCCATCGATCAAGAGGAGATGGTCGAGCAGCTCCTCGCGCCCGCCTACATTCTCAAGCTGCAGGACTGGGAAGCCGCCGGCGAACTGCCACCCTGCGAGGATCCCGAATGGTGGATGCATGAATGGCTATCTCCCGCGCGGATGACGGTGGACTTCGGTCGCGACGGCCGCATCTACATCGAGCAGTGGAAGCAGGGCCACATCACGCTGAAGACGCTCTATGGATTCAGCGGCGATGGCTGGAAGCGCCAGACTACCCAGTGGCTCGAAGAAATCGCCTGGAAGAAATCGGAGATGCAGCGCCTGAACCTGCAACGCGAAGATCTGCCGATCAGCAATTCCACGATGAGTTTTCAATCTGATCAGCCGACGCCCTCGAAGAAGGGATCCAAAGCCGAGAACTACGACCTCGAAGAAGACGACGACCTTTAACCCTTGAGGGGTCGACACGTGTCGACCCCTCCCAGCTTCGCACATCATGCCTGAAATCATCAACTTCCCACAAATCGCCCGCGCCTTTTACATGGAGCCTCTCGCCCTCGAGGAGGGTGCCATGTTTGCCGCCCACATGTATCTCTGGCCGCGCATCACGGGAGCCGTGCAGGACTCCACGCCGTTTATGCAGGCCGCTGCTGAGAAGAGCAGCCCTCAGCACAACAAATACGACGGCACCCTGGCGCATATGCGGAAACAGGTGGCGGGGCCGATTGTGCAATGGGGAAGCAATGGGCCTGTGACGATAGATTCAAACTACTATTGGTCCATCGATGGCAAGCCAGGCGTGGCCGTGATCCCGATGAACGGCATGCTTTCCAAAGGGGCCGGTCCGTTTGCGGAATCCTGCATGGGCGCGGTCAATCCCGACCGCATCAATCATGCGCTGCAGCAGGCCATTGCCGCAAAGGACATCAAGACCATCGTGATGGACGCGGGCTCACCAGGCGGTCGCACAACGGCCATCGCTGAGACGGCCGACCTGGTGAAACTGGCAACGCAAACACGAGGCAAGACGGTGTATGCCTTCACCGACACACTCATCGCGTCCGCTGCCGAATGGATCTGCAGCCAGGCGGATGAAGTCATCATGACGAGCAGTGCGCAGATCGGCAGCATCGGCACTTACCTGGCCTTCCTGAATCCGAAGGTGGCGATGCAGACGCAGGGCTACAACTTGGAACTCTTCAGCCAGGGCACGCACAAGGCCATTGGCATGCCAGGCCGCGATCTGTCACAAGCGGATCGTCAATACCTCCAGGCTGGCGTGAACAAGATCAACGCACAGTTCGTCGCTGCAGTGAAGGCGGGCCGCCCTAAGGCCAGCGAGGAAGCCTTGCGCGACGCGAAGATGTATGACGCGACGGACGCCATCAAACAGGGCCTGGCCGATGGACTCGTGGCCAGCTGGGATGAGTTTGCCAGCCTCCTTTAAATCATTTGTATAATAAGGGTGGCAGCCTGATTCCAGCCTTAATGGCATAGGCTTCTATCTGTTTGTTTATGACGCTGTAGTCTTTTTGAGTTTCCATCAGCGCCCACAAAGATCTGAGTTTCTTTTCTTCAATTGGCTCTATGTAGGGGGCAATAGCTGCCACTCGTTGATTGAATGAAGTGTTAAGCTGAAGGTCTACATACGTAAGAAATGCAAACCAGAGACCTATTCCAATTAAAAAGAACATGGCCAGAATTCGAAAGGGCATCCCGTCAAGGAAAGTGAATAATTTGCTCTTGTTGAGGGTGGCTATGTGCCTGCGTAAATTCTCTTCATCTGTGAATCCTAGTCCCTCGTCGAAATGATTGTTTCTTTCTGCTCTTTTATCCACTCGATATCGAAAGACGGAAAACAAGAGGTAAACTGTAAGACCTGCAGTGATCGAACAAACGACAAACATCGCATCAATCCAATTGCGCTGACCAAATGCTGCATTTCGCAAAGCGGAATCTTGGATTGCCTCTGCAAAAAATGATGCGCTTTTTGATAAGCTGTTCCACGCAAATTTCACCAGGGGATCAAAAAAATAGGCGAACAAACACGCTCCAATCAACCCTACTGCCAATTCCCTTTGTAGGCCTCTTTCATTAAAGCTTAGTTTCATTACTTCAAAAGAGTTACGGTTTGGAGGATTTCAAAATATATTTTCGAGATTTGACACCCTTCCCGGTTCGTCACCACGACGAACCTCATGAAGCACCACCTCTCCTCATTCCGCCGCAGCAGCGCTCTGCGCATTCTCTGCATCCTCATTCTCACTGTCATGTGCGCCCCGATGGCCATGGCGGCATCGATCACACCGGCGGGACCGACGCTGGCCTCCGTCGGCGGATTCAACCCGTTGATGATCGCGGGAGTTGTGGGAGGCCTCGGCTGCATGGGTCTCATGAACAAAGCCGGCGAGGAAGGCAGTGAAAACGGCGGAGGTGGCAAGGCTTCGGATGAGGCGCTCGATGTCGAGGCCGCGATGGCTGACATCGAAGACAAAACGATTCCGATCACAAAACGCCTGGGTATCGCTCAACGCATCGGCGTGGCATTTAAAACGCTCCAGGGCCAAGCCCCTGCAGAACAGTTCACCCAGGTCAAAGCTGACCTTGCCACCGCGCAGGCAGCACTCGCAACGGCCAATGCCGATCTTACCACGGCGCGGTCGCGCATCTCCGCTCTCGAAGCAGATGTCTCTTCTCTTGAGCAGGCCAATGCCGATCTCGAAAAGACCAATAAGGACCTGCAGGCCAAGGAGCAGGACCTCGACAAGCGTGCCAGCGCACAAGCCAAGCAGATCGCGCGCAGCGTCGGCATCGAAGCCAGCAAACTGCCCGCCGCCCAGACCGGCGATGAAACGCAGCCGTCTGCCGAAGATCGCATCCGTGAGCTGACCGGGAGCAAGCGCACCGAGGCCGCGCTGTTCTACAAGCAGCACAAGAAACTCCCAGCTTGGATGAACTGAAATTGACACTCCGCTCATCACTGAAGCCACACTGAACCCACCTACCCCATACGCTCATGCCTGCCGGACGCCACACTCTCCTCGATGCCCTCGCACCCGACCTGGTGCTGGGAGGCATCATCAACGAAGTCACTCAGCAGGCCCCCGAGGTCGGTGAGTTTCCCATCTTCACACTCGCCAGCGGTCTCACCTACCGCACCCAGTTTCTCGTGGAACTGCCGACGGTCGGTTTCCGCAAGGTTGGAGATGGCATCGCCGCCTCCAAGGGCCGTTGGGAAGAGCGTGAGTTCAAAACCTTCCTGTTCAGCGGTCGCGCTGAAGCAGAACGCGCCGCCGGCCAGGCGGACAGCGGCGGCATGCCAGCCGTTGAAGCACGTGCCACCAAGGCCACACTGCTCGCAGCCGTGCTGGAACTCGGTCAGCAGATCTTCGCCGGCGTAGTGCGCGGTGCAGATGGCTTCCCCGGCCTCAAAGCCTTCACGCCCTTTGGCGGTGCTTACACTTACAATGCCACTGGCACGACGGACGCCACGGCCAGTTCCATTTACGGTGTGAAGTTTGGCGAGGAATACGTTCGCCTAGTGCATGGCCTGGCCAATCCGATGATGCTCGGCGATTTCCGCGATCAGGATATCCTTGGCAAAAACAACCTTCCTATACCAGGTCGTGTGGCAGATCTGGAAGGCTGGATCGGCCTGCAGATCGCCCACAAGGCCAGCGTGCTGCGCATCTGCAATCTCACCGGCGACAGCGGCAAGGGTCTCACTGACAAGCTGGGCGGTAAAGCGCTGGATCTTCTGCCCACCGGCATGAAGCCCGATGTGTGGTTCATGAACAAGCGCAGCCGCACACAGCTGCGTGAATCGCGCATCACGCCCGAAGTGGCGTATCCGCCGATGCCCACCGAGCTCGAAGGCATCCCGATCATTGTCACCGATTCCATCGGCGTCACAGACAGCGTCGAGTCCTAAACCCTCACATCCACCGCGCACCCTCCTATCTCGTTATGTCCACACTCATTCGCGACACTAATCTCCTGGTCTCCAAAGCGCTTCCCGCAGCGGCTGCCACCAACTACTCCGACGCCATTGACCTCGGTGACCAGGCACCGGGCATCAAGCTCGACGACTGGCAGATCGAAGTGGCCATCCCTGCGCTGCCCAGCCTGGTGGATGCCGAGACCTACACCGGCACCCTGCAGGACAGCGCTGACAATGCCACCTTTGCTGACGTCGGTGTCCTCGCACCCGTCGTCCTCACCGGCGCTGGTGGAGCGGGGGCCGCCGCCAAGACGCAGCTCTACCCGCTGCCGAAAGACATCCGCCGCTACGTGCGCCTGAAAAACGCCGTGCTCACTGCCGGGGGTGATAACACCGCAGTATCCGCCAAGCTCAGCATGGTGCGGTGAGACCCACCCACAAAAATCGAACTCTACCGCATCCCCATATGGCCAAAGCAACAGCTCTCCATCATCAACACGGCCGCGATCCCAACCGGCTCGTGGTGCTCAAGAAAAACGGCAGCAAGACCGCCGACCTCGGTCTGGAGGATGGCACGCTCATTGTGAGTGGCTGTCCCATCGGCCCGCAAAGCGACAAGCACCGCTCCTACTGTATCCTCGAGGAGGATGCCGCCAAACCACCGACTAAAGCCGAGCTGAAGAAGCTGGCTGCGGATCTTCGCGCCAAAGCTGATGCTGCAGCCGTCGCGGCCAGGGCCGCCATGGAAGCCGCTGATGCAGGCAAGGATACCGATCAAGCCGAGGCGCTGATCAAAGCTGCCTTCGCGGCCGGTGAGGAAGCCACCCTGGCTCTCCGCGAAGCCGATGCGGCGGAAGCTGCCCTCAAATAACATTCACCGGCTCTCATGCGCCGGCTTTCACAACACATCCTCTAAAGGTTGAATCGCGCCGTGGCTTTGGTTGAGCCACGGCGCTTTTGTATTCACTTATCCAAGCCAGGCATTAAGCGAAGCCACGGATTGCTGATCTACCCATCCCCGCCAATTGCCTGGAGCAAGCTCGCAAACAAAAAGCTTATCATTCGAATCCATCTTCGAACGAATGATGTCGTAGATCTGGACAGATGTGAGGAACGAATAGACCACCCAGGTTGACTCAGTGGGACGGCACCAAAGGCCAGTGGTTTTGATGGCTTCGGCCAGCGTTTTGTAATCGTTGCTGTTGATCTCTTTGATGAGATCGTAGGTTATAACGTATGTTTTCATTGGTAGGTACTGTTCAAACGAGCGGGGCCTATTCCCGCGTTTTATGCATTTTGTTGATTGCACCAGTCACCCGAAGGGGTGTAAAACTACCTCGCTCCTCAAAGCAAATTCGTTTCCTGGCGATGCTTCACCGCGAATCGCCACGGATGACACCTTGGACCTGTAGCAGATGAGAGTCTGATCACTCTTGCCTGTTGCAGGTCCTTTTGCGTAGTAACCCTTGCACAAGATATTGTGTTATGGCCAGATCTTTTTCCCATCCATTGTGCTAAAAAGCGTTTCACACCGGAGAATCAAGGGTTCCACGCTGTAAAAATTTTCCGCGCGTTAAAATGCCGCCCTTGAAGAGCGGAATTGAGAATCTTTGCAACTCACTGGGTGTAGATCAAAAACGCCAAGGCTGGCGAATTCTTTGACATGCCACGCAGGGCATGACCCTTGCAGCCGTTCTCAAAGCCCGCCAGCGCCGCCAAAGCGGGGCTCTGAGCGCCAGTGGCAAGGAGGGTGGCAAAGAGCAGCTGCAGCCAGGCACGATCAGCATCAGTGGCACCAACTACGAGTGCGCGGTGCATCTCGGGAAGGTTGAATACCGCATGGATGCTGAATCGGGCAATTGGAAGGCCTGGCAGACGCTGACGGCCACGGTGAAAAAATCATTGATGCCCACCGCTCCGGCGAAAAAGACCGTCGTTGTTTTCAAAAGTGTGAACTACAAGGTCGATGATGTCGGGGGTCAGAACAGCACGGATCTCGTGTGGATCCTGAAGGCGGACCGCAAACTTCCCTCGCCATCATGATCCCGATGCATGGCATCAAGGGCATGTCGAAACTGCTGCAGCAGCTGCATGCTTATCCGCGTTTCGTGCATTCCCAGGGGCAGGTTCTGCTGCGCAAACATACACGCTCGCTCGTCAGCAGCAGTGGTTCGGTCCCTGGTTTGCTTCAAGTCACGCCGCCATTTTCTCAGGGGGTTCGCAATAGCAAAGCCAAGGCCCAAGGCGAGATGGCGATCACCAAAGAACTGCTGGGTATCCGTGGCGGGGGTGGCAAGCGCACGGGCGGTGTGTTTGTTGTCATGGCGGATGATCTGCTCGCGAAGAATGCGCAGGTGCATGCCGGCGGTGCTACGGTACGGTTGTTTGCCAAAAAGAACGGCGACGTCTACGGTTGCGACCGCGCTTTGTTCAAGCCGCGTGCGACCACTGCGGAGATGTATGCGCAGCATCAGAGCATGCGACGCAAGGATGGCCATGTGACTGAAGCGGGTGGAAGGACGCGCGACATTGGGCGTTGGAAATTCATCACGCAGATGGTCGTTTCCCGCAGTGCCTATCTGCGTTACGAGCGCTTCATTCATCGGCGCGTTGGCATGCTCGCCTCTTCGATCGTCGCTGCCTACAATGGCAAATACGGCCCGCTGAAAGGTGTCCCTGCCTGGGTTTCGAGGCATACGCGCACCTGGGCCGATGGCTCCATGGTTGAAATACCGTTCACGAGCAGCGGGACCATCATTCGTATCAGCATCGATGCCGGCGCTCTTAGCAGCGAGATGCAGCGCCGCTTCGGTTACGTGGTCGATTACCGAATGCGAGCCATGGAACGCGAAGCGCCCTACGCCCTCCGAGCTGCCGCCAAATCCGCAGGCCTTCTCCTCACATGAATCAACTGTTCGACCTCCTCTTCGTGGACATCATCCACGGTTATCTCGACACCGGCGCCTCACGCACGGCCGGCATTCCAGCCGCCTCTGATTGCGCGCTGCAGAAAATGGATGCGGATGAAGATGAGCACGATCCACGGATCGCCATCACCGCCGTGGAGAACGGCGAGACCCGCAGCCGACAGATTGCCATCATCGCCGTTTGTCGCGGCACGCAGTCGCGCTCCATCACGGATCCATGGATGGCTGCCATACGTGCACGCCTGGGAGACCTGGATGCGTTCTTTGATTATATCGCGGCACTGCCCGTCGAGAAGCGCACCGGATATCAGATCGAGAAGGTCTCGCCGCCTCATGCGGGCAAGCTGCAGCGCGATCCCATGGGTCCAATCGAGAGCGGTGTCGGCATCGTCATTCACCTCACGGTTTGACATGCGGTGAATGAACGAAGCCTAAATCCACACTCCATGAAATCACTCCGCTCTCTTCTCCTCGTCACTGCCGCACTGTTCACCTTCGTGCTTCCGCCGATGGCACCTGCCGCTGATGTCAGTGTCACCGCTGCCAATTTCCAGCCCGGTGCCGGTGCCAAGTTTCACACGGGTATCGCAGGTGGCACGGTTACCGCCGGCCAGCTCATCGCGATCTCGCCTTCCACGGGGCGCTTTGTTTTGGCCGATGCGAATGACGTCAATCTCTGCCAGGTCATCGGCATCTCCGCGCATGCTGCGACCAATGGTCAGCCGCTGGCCGTGGTCTGGTATGCTGACAACCTGGTTCCCGGTGCCACGCTGAGCATGACGGATCCGGTGTATGTTCTGAGCGCCACTCCAGGAGGTATCGCGCCGACTACTGACCTCGCAGCTGGTGGTCTGTATCCCGCCGTGGTGCTGATCGCGTTCAGCAACACACCTGGAGCGGTTACCACAACCACCTGCGTCTTTCGCGCCCCCGCGCTGGTCGGTTCATCCGTCAGTGTGGCTGACTGATTTCCACCTTCTGAATTTCGACATTTCACCTCCTACTTTTTACCGCCATGGCTGACACACCTGATCCTTTTGTTGAACCCATCATCGAGCATGGAATCAAGGTCTCCGGCCTTGAGGACGAAGATGGCGCGCTCATCCTCAGTCTCGATCTCAACCCCATGCGCGACAAGGTCGAGCAGAAGGGCGACTCCCGTGCCGGCGAATACCAGCGCTGGGAAAATCCGCGCATCGAGGGCGAGTTTAGTTTGCGCCCACGGCGCAATCCACTGGGCAAGACCTTTGGCCTTGGCAACGCACATCCTGGCACTGCAGCCACGAGCCTCATCAATCTTCCGGTCAACAGTGACCTGCACGGCTTCCGCATCACGGAGTCTGCGTCGATCATCCTGGGCAATCCGAAAAACACACGCGGTGATGAAGGCAAGTCCATCACACAGCCTTTCGAGTACGCGCCTTTCGTGAAGTCCGCCAAGGCGCTCGCTGCCGCAGCCGCTTTGCCAGCCTAAAAGCTACCCACCAAACACGCGCCCGCGTCGGACGGGCAAGAGCCGCAAGGCAAGGTCGAAAGACCATCCGGCACCCCCTTCCATCCATCTCCTATCATGTGGTCAACCAGCAACCGGCCTCTCGCCGCCGCCTTCGCAGGCCTTGGATTTCGCGTCGTAATCAACGAAACGGAAATCATCGAACTCAGCCAATGGAAAAACCTGCGGTTCGAAGTCAGCGATACTTCTCTTACCAATCCGCGTCTGCCACAGCGCGATGACTTGTATCGAGGCTGGAAAGAGGGAACGCTGGAGACGCTGGACAGCGATCATCCCTTCCTCTGTGGCATCTGGGCAGGCCACAACATGGAGAAGCTCATGAAGATGCAGGACACGGATGAGAGCTTCCGCCTGGTGCGTCCGATGGGATCGCCGCTGTATCGGTATGAACCAGGTGAGGAGAATCCCCGGCTGAAGCTGGTACCTGTGAGACATGCCACCGTCGATCTGCCGCTCGCCGCAGCCGTAGGCCTGGCGGGACTGCCCGTCACATGCATCGACGGCGAAGCTGGCCGGCGTCGCTATCTGTTCCCAGATCAAACACTCGAGCATCTGATCGTGGCCGATGCCGCCATGCTGGTGCCTGTGATTCAATTTTTCCCGCGTATCACGCGTGGCAAGCCCAACCTCCAACTCGGTGTCACCCATCCGCAGCATGCCGTCGTGCACGGCTACAATGGGTCCTATGCTTACGGCGTCCTGCTGGGCAAACTCAAGACCTTGAAGAAGCGCCTGCTCGTTAAGGATCCATACAGCGACCGCCGTGCACTCGTGCCTGAGAGCCCTTCGCGCGCGCTCGAAGATGAGGTGCGTCAACACTTCCAAATCCCATGAATCCAGAGACTGAAGCCCATTTGAAGCTACTGGGGTTTGTGTGTATGGGGCGAGATCCTGAAGCGCTGGACCATTATTTGTTTAATCTCGGTCTGATCGAGATCAGCGTCCCGTCTGCTGGGAGTACTGCGGAAGATATTACGCGGTATATTTACCAGGCAGGAAAGAGGATGGCGCGGCGAGAGGTCCGTTCGCGTTATCAAGATTTAATACAGGCCCTCACTCAAGTATGATCTATCACGACGACATCGCCACGCGTGTTGAGATCGACGATTCGGGCCATCGCCAGGTGAATCTCACCCACTTTGCGGGCCGTGGCACCATGACGATGTTCATGCAGCAAGGGAACCACCTTGAAATGCGCATTGATCGGCGCGTGGCGGCTGAGCTCGCCATTCTTTTTGACCACTTCGCCCGCAACGGGCAGCTCCCCATTTCATTCCCACAACCTGAACACTACATCTGAACATGACAACGAATCCGCCCCCTCTTCTCCTCACCGATGATGCCCCAGATCATGTCGTCGAAGCCACTGCCGAAAAGGTACGTAAGGATGCCTTCAACAGCGTGCCTGCATGGAAGAACCAGCCGCTGCTCTGGACGGCCTCGAGAGCTGGCTTGTATGACTTTCTTCGCATCCCTGCCCCCGTGCTCTCACAAGCCACGCTGGACGCCATCAAAGCTGCCACAGCATCTGAGGGGACGGACGAGGGTGCAGCGCTGCAGGAGCGAGCCAATGCGCTGTTTACGGCTGAGACGGGCGGCAGCACCGGGCATTTCCGCAACGCGACGATCATCCTCTGGCTCGCCGCGCATCAGCCGAAAGACTGGCGTGCGCTGGCTCATGATAAAGGCCGATTGCTCGAGGTCATCGACGACTGGACGGATGAGCACGTGGCTCCCGGCGAGATCCAAGATCTGGCAGAGGTCACCAACAAGCTGCTCTCAGATGCAGACGCAACGCGTGCCATCTCCCGGCCGAAAAATACCAACCCTGAAGAGGAGGGAAACTAGCCCAGCCCTTGGAGGATGCATGCTACGTCATGCTTCTCGCAAGGGCCTGTCGCGGCCTGTTTGATCATGCGGTGGACGCGGATGCCCGGCCCATCACGCCGTATGAATTCATCCGGGATCAACTGCCGCTCGCTCAAGGCAACGCGCTGCTGCATGCCGCCGCCATCCTCGAGGGGCGGGTGATGATCTGGCCCAATCCCAAACTGAGCAAACGAGGTCGCTGGTGGCTGAAGGTTCGGAGTCTGTTCCGCCGGCGGGATTGACACCGCATTTTCAACGCAAGCTTTCCATCCATCCGCCATGCCCGCCGTTATTGAATTTGGTTTCGATTCCAAGACCGTTTTCAGCGGTATGGACGAGCTCGACCGCAGGCTGCGGAAGCAGGATACCAGTGTGGCTTCCTCACAAGCGAAGCTCGCCTCTGCGCTGCGTAATCCCTGGGTTAGCGCCGGGGTGGATGTGCAGAAATACGGTGCTGAGCTGGTGCGTGCGGAAAAACAGGCGCGGCTGCTCGCCGCACAGACCGCCAAGATGGCGTCGATGCGGGTCACTGGTGTGGGCTACAAGGCTGCGTCGAATCCCTGGGGGACGGCTGGCGCTTCTCAATACGCCGCACAGCAGGACGCCGCGAAGCAGGCTGCAGCAGCAGCGGCCATGCTGGACTCACAGCAGCGCGCGGCGATGGCCGCTGCAGCAGCACAGCAGAAAGTCGCTGCAGCAAACGCACTCACGCAGCAGAAGGCGCAGGCCGCTGCTGCAGCATCGGCAGCCCTTGCTTCTGCTGAACAACGCAAAGCCGCGCTGCAGACCAACAATGGCCGCATGAATCTCGCGCTCATCGAAGCGCAGATCGCCGGGAACAAAAAGGAGGCGGCTGGCATTGAGGCGCGCATTAATCTCCTGGAGCGCATGCGTACCATCCAGGCGCAGACGAATGTGTCGCAGCGTGAGGCTTACACGCTGGCACAACGTTCCGCAGGCATCTCCATGCTCGGAGGAGGTGGCAAAGGCGGAGCCCGGCTCGGCATCGGCATGGCGGCGATGCAGATGCAGGACATCGCGGTGCAGATGCAGATGGGCACGAAGATGAGCACCATCATCGCCCAGCAGGGTTCGCAACTGCTCTCCGTGTTTGGGCCTGGCGGCATGATCCTCGGCGGGCTCGTGGCAGTAGGCGGCATGCTCTACAGCGTGCAGCAAGCGGGTGTCGAGGCCCTGAAGGCGCTCAAGGAAGAGGCGGGCGGCTTCGACCAATCTCTGCGCAAGCTCAAGACCGGCGGGATCATGGACATGATCGATGGCATGGAGAAGATGAAGGAAAAGGCGGATGAAATGAAGGATGCCGCCGACTCCACGCCGGGTGCTTTGAAAAGGTTCTTTTCACCGTCGCGCCTCGATTCCAAAACGGGCAAGTGGGTCAACAGTGCCGATGAAAAGCAGCAGGTGTCCTCTGAGCTCGTCACCAAGAATGAACAGGGCCGCAGGGAGCTGATGGATCAGATCGTCAAGTCCTCGGAAGAGGAGCTGCGCATCTCCCAAATGCGTGCCGATAATAGTGATGCGGAGGCTGACAAACTTGAACGCGAGGTCGCAAAGCGGCGTGAGCTGGCAAGACTCGATGCTGCGCCGGCGGAGGTTCGCGACAAGCTCAAGAGCAACGTCATCGCCAAATATGCCAACGAGCAGAAGAAAGCCGATGCTGACGAGGCAAGGAAAAAGCAGGATGAGATGAAGCGCGTCGCAGATGCGCAGAAGAACTTGGACGAGCGCAAGCTGCAGGCCTCGCTTGAAGAGATGGATCTCGCGAAACGCATCGCCACACTCAATGCCGAGGCTCAGAAGGCGCTGGCTGAAGAGGGCAGGCTCAAGGCTGGCGCTAAGCGTGATGATCAAGCAATCATCGATGCCGCTTCGCGTTCCCTTGAGATCAACCGTGAACGCAACCGGCTGCAGCGTCAGTATACGGATGATAAAGCCCGCGAGGCCAAAGAGGCTGAGCGCGAGTCGAAGCGCCGTGCTGAAGAAGTTCAGCAGGCTGGTAAGGAAGCGTCCCAGCGCCGGTCATCTGTGATGGATACAGCCATGGAGTACAAACTTCTGAAGGCTAAAGTCCAAGGTAATTCTCAGGCAATTGAACAAGCTGAGTACGAACAACGAGTGCTCGAAAAAACCAGCCGATACCAAGACCGGAATGGCATGGATCGCGGAAAGGCAATGGCCCTGGCGATGAAGATGACGGATCTCGAGGACCGTGCGGATGGCAAGCGTACCCGGATTCGTGGCGTGCAGAACATCGATGCAGATCCAAACAACCGCTTTGGGCTCTCGGGGCACAATGGGCCTCTTGCGCAGGTCGGGCCACTGTCCAAGGGTGGCCCGCTGTCCAAGCAGGGCGGGTTGGCTGGGTTCTGGAACATGCAGATGGGCAACGCTGGTCAGATGGGCACTGACCCTTCGGAATACATGCTGAAAAACACCTTCAGCTCCTCGCAGTCACTCCAAGCGACCCATGCCGAAAATGCCGCCAAGGAAGTCTCAACCGGTTCCCCCATGGTGGACACCTTCATCGAAAAGATCATCACCCGCCTGCCGCCGGCGCTCGCGGCCGCCATCCTTGCTGACACATGATGCCTGACGCTGCAGACCCCTTTGTTCCGATGTGGATTGAGCATGGTAAGCAACGCCTGCGCACTGAGCGGCCGCGCCTCCAGTCGCGTGCGCGTGAGATCGACACCTGCACGGTCAGCTATCAAGACGAGCGCTCGGATGCCTATCCCATCGACTCCTACATCGACGGCTATCCCACGATGCCCATCGTCGAGAGTGATCCGCGTCCGGATGGGCCCGTGTATCAGTATCGTCTGCAGCTCGAGGGATTGAAAACGGGCACCTGGCGCGAGACGGGTTATGAGGAAGATCAGCCCGAGGAAGGATGGGACGTGATCAACCTCAATATCTACACGCGCGAGCCTGCTGACCGTCGCTGGCGCAAAGGGTCGCGGATTGAGGTGGACTCAATCGAAGGTGTGGCAGGAACTACGGCGGACAGCAAGTTCAGCTCGTCTGAGCATGGCCTCATCACAGGGCAGATCGCCATGCCGGATTTCAGCGCGGGCCTGGGTGGTCTCGCGAGTGGCGGCGATTATTTTGTTTACCGGCTCAACGCGAATCAGTTCTACCTTTGCGCCTCGAAAGCTAATGCGCTTCTGGCGGGCATCACGCCGCCGGCAGCTCCCGTGGCAGTCACCGGCTCGGCTGCGACCCACCGCGTGGCGTGGTTGGCCCATGGGCTGAGCGATGGGGCTGTGGTCACGTTTGTGATGTTGGTGGGTGGCTTGTCGCTGGCGGTGTCCTTGCCGTATTATGTGATCAATTCGACAGCTGATGATTTTCAGCTCGCGGCTGAGCCAGGCGGAGATGTCATCGCTTTTTCGACGAACATCACCTCTGCGTCCTGCCAGGCTGGCACGGCCTGTACGTTCACCACGGATGGCTTTGCCACGCTGCGACCCATCAAGCCAGGCTTCGAGCTGTGCTGGATCACCGAGCGTCGCAAACGCAAGGCGCGAGCCCTGGGCTATTGGGAGATGGACATGCAGCTCAAGGGGCTGAAGCAGGAAGAAGATGACAGCAAGCCGTTCAAACGGCGCATCAATACCACCGGACAAACGGTCTCCGATGACGCGTATAATGGCTCGACATCCTCGCCGCAGTTCCTGGGCTTTCCGCCGGTGCAGACTGGCACTTTTAATTTCACCCCTCCGGTGATAGGCACTCCTGTCGCGGCTGAATTCGACCTGCCGCAGATCAGTGTGACTGACACCATGGTCAGTACCTATTCACCGCCGACGTGGTTGGTGCCTGGCTACTGGGTGCCGGAAGATGCGCCGGCGATTAACATCCTCACGCCGGACTGCGAGAGGTACACCTACCACTGCCCGTCCGGGTGGAAGGCGATATCTGTGCAGTCCGAGCAGATTCCTGGCAAACCCTTGTGGCTGCTTTCGATCACCTGGGGCTACCAGGCCGTAAAGACACCACTAAGCGCACCCGCCGCATGAATCTCGCGCGGAAGAAGCCCGTGTATCGGTTGCGTGCCAGACGCGGTCTGGCGCGCATGCGCGACCTGTGGGATCTTGCTGTTGATGTGGCTGATTTCACCGGCCTGAGTGTTTCCTCACCAGGTGTGCAGCGGGCCAGCCACAACATGGACGGCTCTTATCTGGTATTCAATGCCAGCGCCTCCAGCGGACCTCCCGGCCCTGACGGTCCCGATGGAGCGCCTGGGGCTCCCGGCCCTGCAGGGAATCCTGCCACAGGGCCTGCACCGCCCGGAGATCCTGGCATAGGTGGCAGCCCTGGGGGCCCTGGCCCTCCCGGCCCTCCAGGCGTGCAACCTTTTGGCCCGCCCGGAACTCCTAGCACAGTTCCTGGGCCCATCGGAGATCCGGGCCCCAAAGGTCTTGATGGAGAGCCCGGAGATCCCGGCCCAACTGGTATACCTGGGGTACATCCCGTCGGGCCGCCCGGAGAGCCCGGCCCTCCTGGACCGCCTGGAGATCCCACAAAGACTGCACTCGTGATGACTGAGCAGCATGGCGTCATCGCGATGCATGCGGTCGAGGGCGCTGAGTGCTGGTTCAAAGACGTGATTACGATGCCTGTGGTCGCGGGCTTTGGCAGCGCACTGCTGGATGCCACCTTCCGCGAATGCTGTGCACCTGGCAGCATCTTTGCGCAGCATGCCGTGGTGCCTGGTTGGTCGGGGGCCATCGGTGCCGAGATCCGCAGCAGTGCCGGCCGTGTGTGGCTCGAAGTGAGGCTGCAGCCCGCGCCCGGAATACCCGTGCTGGCCACGGTAACCATCGCCGGTCTACGGCGTGATTTTGCAACGCATCGTCTCCCGCTTTGCACGCGTGAGCAATACCTCAGCAACAACGCCTTCTACGCGCAGGCGCATGCCGCATGAAACTGCAGCCTCCATCTGGATACAGGATACCAAGCAGCAAGGGGCTGGTGCGCATGCGAGACTTTGCGCGCATGGCAGCCTGGTTGGCGCTGCGGTTTGGCTTCGAGCTGCGCAGCGATGGCTTGCAGTCCGCACGCGAAACTTCTGGTGGCGGGCTCTTCATGCGCCGCGACCGCACGGGTCCGAGGGGAGCTGTGGGTCCTTCCGGTCCCGCCGGCCCGGATGGCATTCCCGGCCCTGATGGCTCGAACGTTCCAGGCCCTCGTGGGCCGAAAGGGCCTCCCGGTGCTCCAGGCCCAGAGGGGGATCCCGGCGAGCCATCTCCGCCCGGCCCTCCGGGCCCGGACTCGACCGCGCCCGGCCCCAAAGGGCCAGCTGGCACGGAGCCTGGCGATCCAGGTCCCAAAGGTCCCGTCGGCATTCCAGGCCCTGCAGGAGTGGATGAAGATTCGCCTCCTGGCCCACCTGGTATGCCCGGAGATCCTGGCGACAAAACAGCCATCCTCCAACTGCAGGACGGCCGCAACGTGGGTCTGATGGCCATGGAATGTCAGGACGTGGTTTTTGAGGACGTGCTGCGTCTGTACGTGCCGGTCGGTTGGGCATCGTATCCAGCCGCAGTGGATCCCCTTTTTGCATCCGTGTGCGAGCCAGGCAGCATCCGTATCACCTCCGCGCTGCCATCCATGCCGGTGGCTGGCCTGCGTGTCGAGCTGCAGCCAGATTTGCAAATCAAGATCCGCATGCCGGCGCAGCTCCGTGAGATCCGCCTCGTCATCACCCTGCATGGTATCCGGCTCGGCCATGCGGCAGCACGGCACAGCACCTGGACACCTGCTCAGGCAGCACAGAATGCCACCTTTTACGCACGCTTTCACACCGCATGAAGCTCTCATCCTCCAACCGCACCTACCGCCTTAGAACCACACGCGGGCTTGCTCTGTGGCCCGATGTGAAAGCCTGGCTGGAATGGCTGGGCAAGCAAACCGGCTTCGCGGTCATCTCATCCGATTTCAAAAGCGCCTCCACACAGACGAATGGCCGCTACGCATCGTTTGACGTCATCACCGGCAGTCCCGGTCCCGCTGGTGCACCGGGCGGCCCTGGCCCTCCTGGCCCCATCATCGCAGGAGCTGATTTTTTCGGCCCTCCCGGACCCGAGGGAGATCCCGGCCCGGACGGCACCGAGCCCGGCCCAAAGGGCACCACACCTGCCTTTGGAGTACCCGGAGTCCCTGGGAATCCAGGCCCTGAAGGCCCGACCGGTCCCAAAGGGCCGGATGGTGATCCAGGCCCTCGTGGTCCTGATGGACCCGAAGGTACGCCCGCCATTGAAGGCATCGACGAAAATCCCGGCCCTCCAGGCCCGACCGGGCCCGCTGGTGAAAAGCTCGCCATCATGGAGATCGATGGCGGCCGCGAGTATCGCGGGCTGCATGTCATCGAGGCGCCTCGTTTCGAGTTCGTCGAATTCATCGAAGTGAAACTGCCCGCCGGTATCATGCGCCGCGTGTACCAGCTCGATGCGCGATTCCTCGCCACACTGGATCCGCGACACGATATCGAGATCCGCAGCATCTGGCCTCAAGGTGTCCGGGCGGAGCTGGGTGGCACCGTGCTCATTCTACACGCGTGGCCTGCCATGCGCTCGCGCACCGTGCGCATCCAGGTCGCGGGCATCGCGCTCGGCCATGGCCGGCGCTTTCCCGAATTCACCGATGCTCAACGCAAGCAGAATGCCCGCCTCTGGGCCTCCGCCATTGACACTGCGCCACACTTCGACCTCCCCGACGAGCGCTGATTCTTCCATCCATCACCAACCTGTATGCACTACCACTGGTACAATCTTCCCGCGCTGCTCACCCCTGCCGAATGCAAGCAAGTCATCAAACACGCGCGGCGCAAGTATCAGCCGCAAAATGCCGTCGTAGGCCACGGGTCCAATGCGCGACAGGATCAGATGCGCAGCAGCACCGTGCGCTGGCTAAGCTACTCCGACCTGGAGCTGCTGTGGCTGAGACTGCGCATTGAGGAGAAGATTCTCGTGGCCAATCGCGAAGGCTTCGGTTTCAACCTGCAGCCTTCATTTACAGAAATCCAGTTCACCGAATATCATGGTGAAGTGGGCGGTCATTATGACTGGCATGAGGATAACAGCGCCGTGATGAAAAAACCGATGGACCGCAAGCTATCCTTCGTGATGCAGCTCTCCGATCCCGCTGACTACGACGGCGGAACATTCGAGCTGCATGGCGATCCGCTGCCGGCCGGAGCCTATACTAAACAGGGAGACGCGCTCATCTTCCGCAGTGCTCTCCGCCATCGCGTCATGCCCGTGACACGTGGCACGCGATACAGCCTTGTGACGTGGGTGCATGGGCCGCGCGCTTGAAGCATGTTTGACACTCGGCGAGGGGCATGACCCAGACCGCCTTCCTCCGTCTCGATACCCTCGTTGCACGTGCCTCCAAAACCGGCACCGTCCTTCCCTCCATCTTCCTCACACTCTGCAGCACGGCGCGTCTCGAGTTCGCCTTCGTGAATGCCGAGGATGTTGTAGGTCCTCTCACTGGCACCGTCATTAGCGTCCAGTGTGGCGTCAAGACCGCGCCGAATGCGGAGAATGTGCTTCTCCTCACTGAATGCGCTGACAATGCCGGCGAGGGCGCTGCTTCGCGCCGCATCGCCGAATGGAGTGCGACGACTCTGGATAACGACGAGTTGCGTGAGTTCCTCGGTGGAGAACTTTCCAAAACGGGGACTTCCGATCACGGCCCCTGGATGGAAATCGTCGTCGACCGCGACGGGGTTGTGGATCGTTTCAGCTTCCCTATCACGCTGAAGAATGCGTTCATTCGCCCCGAAGATGCCGCGCCAAATCCACGTGATGACACCAGCTGGACTTGGCTCAAGTCTCGCATCGCAGTGGCCGGCGGTCTCATCTCAAAAGCCGTGGATGATACGCTCAAAAAGATCACGCTCTCCGTGGCCGTGGCATGGAGCGACGTCACAGGCAAGCCTTCCGCTTTTGCACCGAGTGCGCACTCGCACGCCACCAGCGATATCACAGGACTCGATACGGCACTCGCTGGCAAGGCTGCGTCCGCGTTGATCGGAGCCAACAGCGGTATTGCACCGCTCGATTCGGGCGGCAAGGTGCCAGCGGCAAATCTGCCTTCGTATGTCGATGACGTGATCGAGGCTGCGGACTTTGCAGCCCTGCCAAGCACGGGGGAAACCAGCAAGATCTACGTCACACTCGACACCGGGAAAACTTACCGCTGGAGTGGCAGTGCTTATGTCGTGCTCAACGAGCTGCCAGCCTTTGCAAGTGAGGCCGAAGCTGAGGCGGGAGCCGACAACAATACGCTCATGACCCCTCTGCGCACAGCGCAGGCCATCGCGGCGCAGGCAGGTGGCGGCGGAGTTGCGGTTACAACTGGAACGCGCATCACAGGTTACTGGTCCGCTGCTCCAAGTGGCTTCGTGCTGGCGAATGGCGAAACGATCGGCAATGCCAGTAGTGGAGCGACGCGTGCCAATGCTGACACGGAGGCGCTGTTCCTGCTTTTGTGGGCCGTGTGGGCGGATGATCGAGGCGCGAACAACACCGACATCGGGACTCAATTGTTTGAGTCCAACGGAAATCCAATTTCAGGCGAGTCCGGCCCTGGGTCGACCGGCACCGCAGCAGGAGACTGGGCCGCCAATTATCGTCTGGCGGTGCCAGACGAGCGTGAGCGTGTGGCGGTGATGACAAAGGCTGGTGGCACACTGGCCGGGAAGATCCCCGTCATTGGCGCAGCGGGCGGCGAAAAGGATCACACGCTAACAGAAACCGAATTGCCCACAGTGGCGGGCCACAAACACGCCCTTGGTGGGTCGGCTGCGGTTGCCACAGGCTCTGATTACACTGTGCGTGAATATTCAGACGAGCCTAGCGCCGGGGCTAATAGCGGCACTGCTGGAGGCTTTGGCTCAAACACTCCTCACAATAACGTTCAGCCGTTCACCGCCATCAACGTGGCCATCAAACTCTGATATCCAATGTCCTCTGACACTCTCCATCAGATCGCGCAAAACGACACGCCAGCGGCCGTGCAAGTGCCTCCTACGCTCAATGGGCTCATCGTCTGGGCCGTAGGGCGCTTTGGCGGTGGCATCCTACTCGCCGCCGCGTGCGCTTGGGCTTTAAGCAAGGTCTATGAGGACCAACGCACGCAGACCGACCGCATGATGACACTGCTCGAAGCGCGTGCCGGTGCTGATAGCCAGCTAGCTACCGCGCTGCTAGGGGTCAAGTCCAGCATCGAGGAGATGACCAAAGAGGCGCGCACGGCACACAAAGGCGCGCAGTGAATTGACATATCTCGAGTGTTGCCATGAAACGCATCCTACTCCTCACCGTCGCCATCCATTGCATTGCCCTCACGAGCTGCGCAGACTTCACCAAAAAACTCGGCATGTCCGGCACTGACTTGCTCATCATCACCGCTGATGCCGCGACCCGCGTCAAGGCTGACTACGACGCCACGCAGGCGCAGATCAAAGCGGCCCGCGAGCGCCAGCGAACGGCCGCCAAGAACCCACTGCCGAGCATTCAGCCATAGCCCTCCCATCGTCTCAAGGTCCACCATGATCGCCCGCCTGGTCTGCAGCCACGCGGGCGTTTCATTTTGACATGGCCGTCCAGATGCCATGCAAACCAAAACGATCTTCACTTCCAAAACAGCCGCCGTCCAGGTGGTCACCGTCGCTGCCGCCTTCGTGCCTGCCGTTCAGGTCATCGTCGCAGCGCATCCCACTGAAACCCTCGTGGCCCTCGGCTTCGTCAACTTCCTGCTGCGCTGGATCACCCATGGCCGCGTGACGTTGTTTTAATTTCTCATCACCCAAACCCAAACACCCATATCATCATGCATTACCGCAACGGCAGAGTAGCACAGAACGGCGACGAAATTGTCCAGCTCGGAACAACCGGAGGCAAGATCGTTTCTTATGGCATCCTTCATGGAGCCACTCCCGGCAATGATTATTGCAACGGCTCCATTGCACCCATCCCCGACGCGACCGGGGCCTGCATGTGTGATTGCCTCCACGTCGATGACCTCGCGGCCCTTCTGGCTGAAAAGGGTCTCGATAAACGGCCTGAGGGCAAATAAGATTATCCACCTGCACCGCTAAGCCGCAAAAGGCATGAAACACCCGGTTCTGAAAAGGGCCGGGTGTTTTTTGCGTTCCTACCTTGGATTAAAGGCAATATGCATTTACACGAAGTCGTGCAAGTAGGTAAAATATGCAGAATAATCTAAGATTGGTTGTTCGTTTGACGTTCCTCTTTGGAACCCAATAACTCAGAAACAACCCATGAATCCCCCCTTTAAAGTTACAAATCCATGCGAAGAAGAAATGGAACGCCTGCTCTCGCTGGCTGCACCAGTCCATTATGAATATGTGAAGTTTTTAACCGGCTTAGGCGGGGTGATGCTCAGCTTGTCTGCGCCGCTTCAAAATGACCCAAGCATGCCAAATCCTTTGATATGGAGTGGCTTCGGCGCACTTTTAAGTCTTACGATATCAGTCATTGCCGGTGCGTTGGCCCTCTATGGGGAAAAAATGGCTATCATTCGTCGCCTTAATCTGCTTAAGAAGTTGTGCAAAAAAAATGACGGAAACTTAGTTCTCACCGTCGGAGAGTACAACAATGCGGGACAGATGCGGCCACATGGAATTCACAGGCTGGCATTTAACGTGCAATGGGTATGTTTTGTGATTGGCGTAATTCTACTCCTTTTATCAAAAGCATTTCCTGTGTTTCATCCTCGCGAAAGCAGTCCTTTAAAGGTTGAAGCTGTGTTGATCGAGTCGGCGAAGAGAGTGACATCAACGAGCGATCAAGGTGATGGAGGAAAAATCTCAGGCTCTAAATAAACATGCCTTGCTTTGATCTGAGGCGTCATTCCAGATGATGTGCGGTATCATGAGGAGGCGCGCACATCTGGATGCCAGGGCGTCAAGCCTGCAGAGTAGATGCATTTAAAACACGAACTTTCGCTTCGGGGCCTTCTTACAGAAGTAATCGTTCAAGAAGGTGAGCACGGTTTTGTTGAGATAGAGTTCCAGCGGCATTTGTGGAACCTTGATCTCTCCTAACTCGGCCAATCCTGCTTTCAGATCGGGGCAGTTCAATTTCCCGATTTTGGTGAGAAGCACCCCACCAGGCAGAGCAAAGTCCGCAGTCCAGCGAAAGGGTCTACGATCCATAGTTTTAAACATCGATTGCGCGAATACGAACAGGCGCTCACCGGAGACTAATTCACGGGTGTAAGTTCGGCCTCCCGATGACCGCATGAGACAGAGTTCATCTGCGAGTTGCACATAAGATTCGACCAAAAGGTCGCCGACTTGTCGTTGCCAAGGTGAAGTAGCCATGTCGTAGAAAAAGCTCGCTGAGGAATTGCGTCAATGACGTGCTCAATCGTGATAAGGTCGAATTCTGCTTCTTTTGGGGTGTTTTTGGATGTTTCGGAATAAAGCAGACTAACTACGCACCCCTCACAAGCCAAAGAGTGCAGTGGCTTTCCTGCAGCCCTGGCTGCACCGAGCCGAAGAAGCTCTGGCCTGGCTTGGCACTCATGAAACCCGTGTAGAGCACCGCAGCTCGCTCAAAGCGTTCCCCCTTCGCGGGGAAGCCAGGACGGAAAGGGCTGAAGCAGCGGCGATAGATGGGCAGGTGCCAGGCCTCGATCTCCAGCCTCCAGCGCCACCCGTCTGGATCTTCGCGGTCCTTCACCGGCAAGGCCCTGCAGCTCGTGACGCGCCGTGCCGGCGGATGAGGCAGCAGAATGTGCCAGGTGCCAGCCGAGACATAGCACCAGGGCACCCCACGCTCGCGGTCGCGAGACGAGTAGTAATCCGTGGTCAGGCAGCTGCCGTTAAAATCCATCTTCATGCGTTCGCTTGAACAGTAGTGAACAGTGCCGAAAATCAAGCCCGAACCGAAACCCGTCGTAACTGGCTGATCTGGCGCGGTGTGCCCTTCAAGAGGGTGGGGCAGCATGCTTCACAGCATGAACCACAAAAATGTAACGCTCCCTGCCTTGCGCACCGGTCCCACTGGGCGCGGTGAATCGTCTCGCTGGCTACCCACTTTGTTCAGCGCGTCCGGTGAATGCGTGGTGCCGCCCTGCAGAAGAGAATCCAGCCATGAATCCTTCAAATATTCCACCATGGCCATCTGGTCGTCCTGGTCAGGTGCAGCCCAGCATCAAGCAGGGGAAGATCCAGCCATGAGATCTCCAAACGCGCCAGATGGGCGACGTGAAGCCAGTGGCCCCACCCGCCAAATTCCCCTCCGCAGCAACTCCCGTCCGGGACCTTCCCACCCCGCCGCGTGGGGTTCGAATCTGTGAGCCACTATCTATTCATATGAAAAAGCTAATATCAGAACTTCTGAAATGGAGCGCGACGTTCCGTGAGCTCTTTGCGAAATACAGCCCGGTCGAGTTCAACCATCTCATATTAATCCTGGCCTTTGGTTATTGCATGATGACCGGGCGGCTCTTTGAGGCCACGTCCATCCAGGGGCTCAAGTTGGTAACGGGAGTGTGGCAATGGCTGAAGGCCAGATAGTTCCTCGGGGATTGACACCGCGTCAGTGGCATGACCGCAACTCGCCCTCCTTATCAACTGGCCCTGGGAAAATGGATCGTCGATGCCGAAGCACGACGCGATCGCCAAGGGCGCATCCGCGTCTATCAGCTGCCTGCAGGCGATGGCGGCGGCACGTATGAGGTTGCAGGGATCAATGACCGCTACGATCCCCGCATGGCCTGGCACCTGCGCAATCTGATTGATCTCAAGCAATACCCGCAGGTCGAGATCGATGCGGCGGAATACATCCTCGGTAACACCGATGTCGTGCAGTCCTGGTCTGCGCTTCCTGCCATCGAAATTTACCTTCGGGACTGCTGCTTCAATCGCGGCCCCACAGGAGCCGCTAAAATCTTCCAAATCGCCCTGGGGCATGCTCACGCCGATATCAAGGTCGATGGTCATATCGGCACAATCACCCTCGGCTACTCACGCCAGGTCACCAATGCCAAAGAGTTCCTCGGCTTCCTGCGCAGCGCCCGCGAGATCTACGAGCGCCGCATCGCTCCGCCAGTGGGAGAACGTGCTAAGTTTTGGAAGGGCCTCGTCAACCGGTGGGACAACAGCCTCGCGTTCGCGCAGAAGTTCCTTTGAAACTATTCAGTCTATTCCGCTGGATGGCTCGCGCTCATGATGCTGTGTGTGAAGTCGCATGAGCACACCACACGACAACGCCGAAGCCTTTCTGCTGGCCCTGGACAAGATGGGATTCAAACCCGGTGCCTTCGACAACCCCGGCCGCCGGCAGCTAGTCCGAAAGAACAAAGCCGGTCACACCGACCTTCGCATCACCATCGATCACGAAGGCGAGACGCGCCCCCACTCCATCAGCCTGATCAAGACCGACGGCCGCAACAGCCAGGTCACCCTCTGGGAGTCCCGCAACATGAGCGCCCGCATGCCCACCAAAGGCCTGCTGGCCTTGATCAAAGAGGCGTAACGTGGGCGTGTCGCACCGGCTAGACCCTTGGTAAATTCATGGCCGGATCATAGTTCGAGTCCTGTCTCCGGCACCATCGCTCCTAGGGCGCAACGAGGGGAGAAGCGGACACAATAAGACGGAATAAGACGCATTTGGACAGAAAAGGCGTGACGCGGGCGTGACGCCGGGGCAGGTTTGCCGGGTGAAAGTCAGGCCTCGACAGCACCCTTCTGGATTGGTCACGTATCAGCTTGATCTGGGCGAGGTGAACGGGAAGCGTGTGCAGCGGTCCTACAAAAAGAAGGCGGCTGCGAACAAGGCGCTCAAGGCAGCACGGAAAGCTCAGGCGAGGCATGGTAGCATGGCGTCAGAGCTGACGGGTGCGGCGATGGCGGAGATCGTTCTGGCTCGCGACCGTTTGAGAGCGGCGGGCTGGACGTTGACTGAGGCGGTGGAGTTCGCCTTGAAGCACGGGGGGCGCATGGCTGAGACGATCACGGTGCCGGAGCTGGTGAACCGCTACATCGACACGAAGGACGATTGCAGCGTGCGATATCGCCGGCAGCTCAAGGTTTCGCTGGGGTCGCTGGCTCTGCGATTTGCCACACGGAAGGCTCATGAGATAACGAAGGCTGATATTGAGGCGTGGGTGAAGGCAGGCGGATGGAAACCGAAGACACGCAACAATTACGTGGGTGATGTGCGGGCGTGTTTCGCGTGGGGGAAGGGCTACGTCCGAATCAATCCGGCAGCCGAGATCCCCAAGCTAGGGCTGGGTGATGAGGAGATCGGGACGCTGACGGTGCCGCAGTGCGAGGTGCTGTTGCGTGGGGCGCTGCAGCGGCCGGAGATGATAGGCTTCATTGTCCTGGGAATGTTTGGCGGTTTGCGACCGGCTGAGATCCAACGGCTGGATTGGAGCGCGGTGAATTTCAAGGAACGCACCGTGGTGGTGGCTGGCAGCCAGGCGAAGACGCGCCGGCGGCGAGTTGTGGATCTGACAGAGAATGCCGTGGCCTGGCTGCATGCGGCCGGCTGTGAGAAGCTCAAGGGAGAGATCTGCGGCAAATGGTGGGATGCGCGCTGGCGGATGTTCCGGCGGTCGCTGGGCTGGGATGTGGGGACAAATGAGAAGGGTATCGTCGAGTCCAAGGTGAAGCCGGCACATGGGGAATGGCCACACAACGCGCTGCGTCATACCTATGCCTCGATGCACTACGCGATGCACCAGGACGAAGCGAAGCTGCAGGCCCAGATGGGGCATGAGAGCGCGGCGATGCTGCACCGGCATTATCGAGCGCTGAAGACGGGGGTGGAAGCGAAGCAGTTCTGGGCGTTAAGGCCAGCTGCTCCAGGCCCTATTGTGTAAATTAAAATCGTGCCTTTGGTCCCACCATAATGGTGGTTGCTGCCGTCCTTGGATCTTTAAGCATTTCAGCCGTATAATCCACAGTGACAGGATAGCGTCTGAAGGCAACACCAGCTGCCTCAAATGCCCTCGTAATCCTCCGTCCGTTTTCAGAGTATGGAACATTTGGCGCGTGACTGATCACAATGCCTTCGCTCATATCGTGTGCAGGTATCAGTGATCCATCAGCTAGGACTTCAACTTTAAAACCCGCCTCAATCAAAATGTCCGCAATTTGAGCGGCGTAGTTTTTTTGTTCGGCCTGATCAGAAGGGAATGACCAAACATGAACCGTATCGGCGCTGGAAGGCTTTAAGCTTTTGATGATGCTATCACGTTGTGTGAGCGACAGATTTCTAGGAGCTGCCATCTCTTTGAGAGTGCGGAGTTCAGCTGCGTCTCTTGCTGAAATAGACTCCGTAATCACGGTGGAAACGGGAATGAGAACGAGCAAAATGAGGCTCATTCCAAATTTGATTTTACTTCGCTTAATGTCCTCAGCCCCTCGAGGTCCAGGCGTTCTCCTCTCGATCAACAAAATCATTAAGGATGCAAAAAAAGTTAGAGCCGTGATGGCGTAATATACCAGTTTCATTGATGGGTGAGAGAGTCTCCAACTCGTGCACGGTTTACACTACAGCGTCAACATCAACGACGCTCTCGAAGGGCAAGGTTTTCTGGCTGTTGCTTCCGCAGTGAAGCACTGTCGGGGTCGACACGTGTCGACCCCAGTGAGCAGACTTAGAATGAGCGCCACCAACGTTTGGCGATGGGCTCGGGGGCAAGGTCAGCGTGGCAGGTGGGACAGAGGACGCTGGTGTGGGATACTTCATTGCCGCAATGGCCGCAGGTGGTGACGTGTTTTGTTTTCACGGACACGACGAAGGCGAGGATGAGAAACAGAACGCCGATGGGCCAGAGAATGAAAAAGAGAAAGACCAGGCCGGCGAGAAAAGAGAATAGTGAAAGGCAACCGCTGCCACCTGTTCGGACCTTCCGCGTGATGCGATAAGTGTAGATAACTTCGTTGGAGTTCATGCTGCCAACAAAGCGCGAGACTGGCGTTGCATCGAATTAAGGATGCCGTGCGAGACCTCTGTATTACCACCGCCGTCATTTACGATATGGTCTTCTAGTGAGTGGAAGTGAGGATATAGTTTGTTCCCACCTTCCTCTCCAGCGAGCGGAGAATTTGAGGCAATTGATTCGGCTACCTTGTTACGACTGCTAGGTTCAAAAAAAGCGGAGTTAGCTTTTGTAACTTCAAACTTAGAATCAATTGAACCGATATAATCGTGAATTGGATTTTTAGAAACAGAAGGCAGCCGTGGATTATTCAAATCAACTTCAGCTTCTATCTCGGCATCTAGGTAGGATTCAAACGACCTCTCCAGGTGCCATGGGTTGTGGCTGTCCAGCGAGCGACCGTTGTAATTGTAAATGCTGGGAGCGTGCCGAGCAGAGTCGTAGACCTTGCGTTCGAACTGCGGGATGAGCTCGTCGCTCTCCTCGTGGAAGGTTTCGCACGTGATAATCACCTCCTCGATTTCAGCTGCCTGGAGGTGCTGAATGATCTTCTTCGAAACGGCCGCCTGGAGGGCCGCTGCAACAAATTCCGCAGTGGAGGACTTCCCATTGGTTCCAGCGCCGATGAAGGGGACTGCTTTCAACTGTTGCACCATCGCCTTTAGGGCGTCGATCTCGACCTTCATGGCCTCCCCGGCCTTGATAAGATCCACGAACGACTGCTCCATGCCGGAGACAGCCTTATCGTGATCAGAACTGGGATCTGAGGGGAGCACAGGGCGGAGAAATACGCCAATGCCGCCCTAAATGTCACGAACGAAATTTTAGAGCTTCTTCCTGGCTGCAGCGATGCTGCCTCTAACGCGTTGAACCGCAGGAGAATCCTCATTGAGGCGGCTCGCGTTTTTTCTTCTTCAGTGGGCTGCAGGTCTTTCTCTGAGACAATCATTGTTTTCAACACGAAGGGTTTCGTCGCATCATCGGCGGGCGGTGGGGTTTCGCAGCAACCTCCACCAGGCGCAGAGGAAAACTGATCTTCTTGTGCTGCTTCCAGTAGGCGAGGCAGGCGCGGAGGGCATTGCGGGCCAGCGTGGTGGCTTCGATGCCGGAGCCTTTCTCGAAGTCTTCGAGGTCAGCGGTGTCTGCTTCGTCCAGGCGAAGTCCAAGGTTACGGCCCTTTGTTGTGCTCATATTGCCAACATTCCGCGCATTTTTGCACATTGCCAACATATTTGTGTTGCTTTGCGTGTTGGCAATGCCAACATTGCCAACATGAGCCAAGAGCAACCAACCAAGAAAAAGCGCATCAGCTTCGAGATCGATGAGGAGATGCAGAAGGAACTGGAGACAGCCACGCAGGGCACCGGCCTGGGCTGCCCAGAGATCGCACGAGTCGGTCTGACTAAGGTCCTCCGCGAGTGGCGGAAGACTGGCGCGGTGGTCGTGGAGTCGCTGCAGATGCCAGCACGCCCACAAGCTGCCTGATGATTTCCCTCCCGGCGGGCAGCCGGGGTCGAGACGCAAGGCCACGGACGCAGTGACCGCAAGGTGAGAGGGCGAGAGCCTCTCAGGGCCGCACCGCCTAAACCGGTCGCCATCGCCGGGGAGGAAACCCGGACCCTTTCAACCAAACGGAGGATAAACGCATGAGTAAACCAAAGCCAGTCCTGGACCAATGCGACGTGCTGCACCTGCGTGGTGCGCTGGTCGCGATAAATTGCCTGATTGCAGGCATGCCAGATTCGCCACGCCTTAACAAGGCGGGGAAACGTGTGGTGGACCGCGCCTGCGATGCTCGCATTGCACTGCGCGTGCTGCTGGAAGAGCATGATGCAGGTGCGCTGAATCTCGCGGCGATGATGGGTGCTGAGCCAAAGGGGAAGGTGGTGGCAGTATGAAGCTGGTCATTCAAAAAGTCCTGGCACTCTATGTGGGGGAGCTGCGGGCTTGTCAGCCGGAGGATATCGATGCGCAGGTCGCGCGTGTCGCTGAAGATATCAGCAAGGCACTGCAGACGATGCGGAGCCTGGGTAAAGCGACGGTAGAGACTCCGCCGGTGATTGAAGAGCTGCTGCCAGAGCACGGGATGAAAGAGGACATGCTCTGGGCATCGGTCTCGGCTCTCAGTGACTCACACAGCATCCAGGGTGCGCAATCCCTGTTCGTGAAACGGTTCCGAGACTGCCTTGCTTCACGCAGGGAACGCGAGGGAGGCGCGCTTGTACCATGAGCAATCGACTTTTTTCAGCGACCGGAGCGGTCTGGCATTGTGGGCCGAAGCGGGTGAAGAGGACCTGGGGGAGCACGGTTTGCAGCGTGCTGATGCTGCTGGCGCTGGCGGCACTGACGGGCTGGCTATGGCATTGCGTGAAGCATGCGACACTGCCAAGGCCGGCGCGAGTGCCTGGTGTGGCGATGGCTCCTGTCACGCAGGGCATGGTGATGGGTGCGCTGCTGTCGCTCTCCGCGATGGGGATCGTGCTGGCAGTGCGGAAGATGGCACGCGATGATCAGGAAGCAGCAACGCGGTGGTCGGTGAAGTCGCCTGTGGGAGAAGACCCTCTGGAGTCATTGGGCCGGGGCAGCGACCTGGAGAAAATGCGCCGTGTCCTGGGGGCGTTGATCGTGGAGGGGTGTGAGGTGCGCAATGCGGTGCTCCTGGCGAACAGAGACGGCAGTGTGGAGGATTACGGCGACAGACTCGCGGGTGTCGCACGTCGGCTGCATGGAATGGTTTTGTGCCAGGCGCATCTAAGCGACGGTCTAGCCCTGGAGGCACCGAAATGGAAAGTGGATGATTTGCTTCGCGGCCAGCAACTCGTGGAAAACGAGGCGGCGATGGTGGTCGAGCTCATGGCCATTAAAGCCAGCTGGCTACGGCTCTACGCTGCGCCAGCTGCCCGCCGCAAGCCAGCACATGGAGGGTATGCGTCATGATCTACCGCGTGAACATCTCCACCGACAGCCTGCGGATCTGCGACGGGAAAGAGATCGAGGCGAAGTCATCCATGGAGGCGGTGCTGGCTGCACTTCACCATGAGACGAGTGCGTACAAGCATCTGCGGGACTTGCCAATGGCGCTGCTGCGCATCGAGGTGGATCCACCCCTAATGCGTGCGCTGCAGCCGACGGGAGATTCTAGGGCGCTGCTCCTGGTCCCATTGACCCTCAACCAGGAGGCGGGGAACTGCTGATATGAGCGAGGCGGCTGCACAACTTGATCAGATGGCTGCGAGCGTGGGTCTCACCGAGCTGGTGAGGCACCTGGCGGTGATCGCTGAGAGTGTGTATGCCGCGCCGCTGACGCGTGACCAGCTGATGAAGAGATGGCAGCTGACGGAAGACAAGACGCTGCAGCGCTGGTGTGATGAGCTGAACCTTCAACCCTTTGAGGGACGGGGCAAGCATGCGCGCTACCGCATGAGCGCGGTGCTGAAGGCGGAGAAAAAGGGCGAGATTAACAACGGAGGTTCTGGGGAATGAGCCTGGCCACGGATCTGACGAGCAATCATGCACGGCTTAAAGAGTCGGGCCAGAAGGCCTCGGAGATGCTGCGGAGTGTGAAGCAGCTCTTGCCTGCGGAGATATATAACGAGCTGCAGTTGCAGCTGATCAACATCGCCAGTGAGACGACCAAGCTCGGCATGAACCTGGGAGCGCTGCGCATGATCGGTGAACTGGATCAGCGACCGCCGGAAGTGACAGCGGAGCGGCTGGAGCTGGCGGAGTTTGCGTACAAGCCACCTGAAAACAGGAAGGATGGGCCAGAGATGTCTTATGATCCGAAGCCAGAGACTGGGCTGACTGTGGCCGAGTGGGCTGAGAACCGCGTGAGCATTACTGCACGCCTCGTGCCGATGTTGCCGCATGATCCTATGCACGATAAGAGCGCGCTCTTTAGACGCGGGCTGGCGGCGATTGCTGACGATACCTTGAGCGGGGAGGGAGCATCATGAGCCGGGCGCAGGATGAGTACGCGTCCATGGTCGGTGGGTTGTTGTCGGAGGTGTGGCGGCGTGAAGGTGAGTTTTTGACGTTTGATCCGACGGATCTGGACACGCCGCTGACAGCGGTGCTGGAGGCGGAAGCGGGGTCGACACGTGTCGACCCAGACTGGACGCCGCCTGAGCTGGATGACTTGAAGCGCATGACGCGTGTGGAGCTGCTCGAGCAGATCATGGAGCTGATGGAGCGCCGCCAGCGTGAGCGCGAGGACATGCTGCAGGTGTTTTTCAACTACCTCTTCGCACGCGGGCCGGATCCGTTGGAAGTGCTGCAGCGGCTGTTCATTTACGCCAGGGCGTGCCACAGCGGCCATGCCTGGGGAATGCAGCAGAACGAAGTGGCGGCGCTCCTGGGGCATACGAAGCAGAACTGGCAGCATCTGGAAGAGAAGGTGATCGAGGACCTGGTGACGCGCTGGAGCCGCACGGAGTTTGTGAACTCGGGCGGCAAGAGCGTGGCGGCGCGCCTGGCTTACGCGAAGCTGCGCATGGGCAACACGATCCGCAAAAACGGCAAGCGGGCGGGTGATGAGCTGCCGCCGCTGCCGGCGAAGGAGCACCCCGACCAGCCGCTGAGTGCGCAGGCCAAGCGTAGAGCACGGGCGATGCGTGACGAGGCTGAGCGCAAGAAGCTGGCCAAGGAATTTGGCTGCCGCCCCGAGGAAATCGACCTCACCAAAATTTCACTGCCAAGGGACTGAATTTTTCCAAACCACAAACGAACACGACTATGATCGCAGAACTCGACACCGCCGCCGCGCAGGCCACGACCGCGCCCATCATCCGCATGAACCTGGGGGATCTCCATGCGAGTCCCACGAACCCGCGAAAGCACTTTGACCTGGCCCGCATTGAAGAGCTGGCGAACAGCATCGAGGAGCATGGTGTGAAAATGCCGTTGTGGGTGCGTCCATCTAAAGCGGAGAAGGGCAAGTTTGAGATCATCGCCGGAGAGCGGCGCTACCGTGCCAGTGTGCGTCTGGCTGAGCAGCTCGCGATGCGGCAGGTCGAAGCGGAAGGCGATGAGGCCTCGCGATTGAGCGCGCTCTTCCAGGCTCGGACGGATGTGCCGGTCATCGTGGAGGATCTCGATGACGGCACCGTGTTGGAGCTGCAGCTGGTCGAGAACCTTCAGCGATCTGACCTGTCAGCGTTGGAAGAAGCGCGCGGCTACCAGAGCCTGCTGGACCTCAAAGAAAAGACCTACACGCCGGCGCTGATCGCGCAGCGCCTTGGTAAGAGCATCGATACCGTACTCAACAAGGTGAACATGCTGCGCGCGCCTCAGGTGCTGCAGGAGGCGCTGGAAAAAGGTGCGGTGAGCGAACGGCACCTGCAGATGGTGGCGAAGATCCCGGGCGAGAAGGGGCGCAAAGAATGCGCGGAAAGAATCCTGAGCGGTGAGTATGACTACCAGGAGGGTGGCAAGCGGGCGCTCTCGGTGCGCGAAACTTTGGGGCTCATCAACCGCGACTACCGGCAATCTTTGAAAGGGGTGCCCTGGGTGCTTGAGGATGCTGCACTGCTGCCAGATGTGGGAGCCTGCGCGACGTGCCCGCACTTTGCCCGACACGCTGCGACGCAGGACGCGGAGCTGGCGAAGGAGCTGGGCAACGAGCGCGGCCAGACGGACCCGCTGACATGCATGAACCCGGCGTGCTTTAAGCAGAAGCAGCAGGCGGTGTGGAAGCAGCGCGAGGCGCAGAGCAAAGAGGGCACGGTTACGGTGCTGAAGCCGAAAGAGGCGGAGAAGATCATCAATGACTATGGCACCCTGCCCCACAACAGCCCCTGGGTGAAACTGGATGACACCCTCGGGTATGAGATCCTGGGCCACTACGATGAGAAGAAGTCGCCGGTATGGCGTGCAGTGGTCGAGGACCGCCTGCCTGCGGGTGCGGTGCATGTGGTGAACACGGCGAAGGCGGGCATCATCGAACTGGTGAAAAGGACCGTGGCCGTCGAGGCTGGGAAGCTGCATAAGAAACACGGCAAGCTGTTTGAGAAGGTTAAACCCTCAGGTAAAAAGGAGCTGACTGACTCCGAGAAAAAGAAGAAGGAGAAGGAGGCTTTCGACAACAAGGTCTCGCTGAAGACGAAAAACTGCCTGCTGCAGTACCTGTATGATGCGGCGCTGTCGAAGGGGATGGATGCAGAAGGGCTCCTAGCCATGCTGGACAGCGCCCTTTACGAAACGGGTATGGACGGCAACCGACAGATCTGCCTGTGGCTGAAGCTGGAGCCTGAGGAGGTGAAGAAAGGCCGGTCTCTCGATCAGTCGCACTATCGCAAAGCCATCCTTAAAAGCCTGCGAGATCGCGATGCTGGCAAGCCGGAGATTGAAGCGATGCTGATGATTGCCAACGTGGCGAAGTGGGTGAAGGCCTACGGTCTTAAGATCAGCAGTCTGGCGCCTCTGCAGCAGTACTTTGGCTTCGACGAGAAAACGATTCTGGCCATCGCGACGAAGGAAGTGCAGGCGGAGCTCGATGCGAAGAAAAAGCCGGAGAAGCCGGTGAAAGTGGCTGCGAAGAACAGCACCGATCCGACGGACGTGAGCACCGCGAAGGAGGTGAGTAAGACGAAGGCTGCAGACAAGCGTGCGAAGGGTAATAGCATCACGGTTGCGCAGCGTGAGTTCTTCCAGGGCAACCCGAAGTGCAACGTGACGGACCTGCAGAAAAAGTTCAACATGGACCGTCAGCATGCAACCATCCTCTTCGATGCTCTGGTTGATGAGAAGCACGACACGAAGACTGCGGCTAAGAGCGGTGTGAAGGGAACCACTGGCAACAAAGAGGACTACTCGAAGGCGGCGGGCAAGCGCGGTCTGACACTTGGGCTGGGCAAGCTGGCTCCTGGGATCTTTGGTAAGGGTCCTGGGAAGGTGGCTGAGGTGTCGGATCCACGGCATGAGACGGGCTACTACCACTGCGACACCTGCGGTGGCGTGTGCGCGGTCGGTCCCGACCTGGTGCCGGATATTGAGGCGCTGAAGGTGGGTGAGTTTCACTGCAGCGAGTGTTCGGACCAGCGCATCTTTGGCACGCAGTTCGACCTGGTGGGCAACCAGGAGGAGTTTGAGATCTGGGAGCGCAGCAAAGAGCTGGATGAAGAGGATGAGGCTGCAAAGGCCGCTGCTGACGCGGACTTCAATGACGCGGAGTGAGGCAGTGAACTGAAACCACAAACGAACACGATTATGACGATCAGTTTTCCACCACGAATCGAGGCAGCCATTGAAGCTGAGGCGAGGAAGTACAACATGAGCGGACCGGATCTTTTGAAGCACGCGGCATTCTGCGCAGCGCACTCGAAAGAGGGTTTCACGCTGAAGCTCGAACTGCCGCCGGTGGGGCCGGATCCTGCGCAGCTGGCTTTGCCACTGGGACCGGCGATGGGCGGTGAAGCAGGCACTCAAATGACTGCGTCATGAATGCCACGGATGAGCCTCGACAGCAGATTGTATGTCCTGCCTGCAGATCGGGGCTCATCCATAAGATCGTCGTGCTGCATGCTGGCGAGGATACTTTGATCACCTGCAGCGGAGCCTGGGAGGCACTGCCATCGTGGCTGAAGGACTCGTTTGGCGCAGTGAAGAAGGGGCAGCCGATTGGGAAGCGCAGAGAGGTGGTCCGGGAGATCCGGGACCACTTGGAAGGATGACTGATTTTTTAACTACTGACTTCAAGAACTTAAAACAACCATGGGGAGGCCAATACAGCCAGCGGTGAGGGGATACTTCGATGCGCGCGACGTGCTCGACGCGGCGCGCGGTCGATGGGAGAGCGTGCTGTCGGGCTTTGGGGTGAACACAGCGCTGCTGACGGGGAGGCATGGCCCGTGCCCTGGGTGTGGTGGACGCGACCGCTTCCGCTTTGATGACAAGGAGGGCGAAGGCACCTTCATCTGCAGCCAGGGCGGCGGGGGAAACCTCTCGGGCAATGGATTGACACTGCTGCAGCATTGCACGGGGTGGGAGTGGAAGATTTGCGTGGAGGAGATCGGGAAGCGATATCTGAGCGACAGCCGGCGCAAAGGTTGGAATGGCGAGTGTGGAGAGACGCAGTCTTTTCGTGATGAGCTGCCGGAAGCGCCGCGTGCGGTGAAGGTGGAGAACGTGCCGAAGTTTGACCCGGTGCAACTGCGGAGGTTCATTGAAGGAGTGCCGACGGTGACGAGGGATCATCTGCGGGCGATGTCGCCGGTGCCGGTGGGTAATGCGACACCGGCGGATTTCTTCGAGGTGCTGTATGGCACGGATGAACGGGTGCTGGTGTTCACGAATTTTTACTCCCAGGGGGACTTCCTTTATCAGGTGGGCAAAGGCAGCTGCCGGCTGGCTGAGACGCGCGGAGTGAAGGCGGTGGTCTCGCCACTGCCGACGACGGCACGTGAGGGCATCTGGTTTCTCTGCAATCCGGTGAACGGGAAGTGGGAGCCTGGTGAGACGAAAACGCAGTGGCAGCATGTGGCGAAGGGGCAGCACGGGCCTCCGTATCCGAAGCTGGTGCCGGCGAAGTGGGCGCGCAGATCGTGGCGGAGTGTGACGACGTATCGCTACGCGGTGCTGGAAAGCGACACGGTGCCGGAGGAGCAGTGGCTCAAGGTGCTGATGAAACTGCCGGTGCCGATTGTGGCCATCTACACGAGTGGCGGGAAGTCGGTGCATGCGCTGGTGCGCATCGATGCCGGCGACAAGCCGACGTGGGACGGGATGGTGCGTGGTCGCGCACCAGGCACGTTTGAGCGTAGGACGGCGCTGATGGATCTGGTGTGCCCACTGGGGGCGGATCCGGGGGCATTGACTGCGGTGCGACTGACACGGCTGCCGTTCTGTTTTCGTGAGGGATCGAAACCGAAGGATGGTCCCTACCAACGCTATGAGAAGCCGCGCCTGCAGGAGCTGCTGTACCTGACGCCGGCGGCGCTGGACAAGCGGATGGCCTGGAAGAGCCTGGAAATGCGCCATGGAGGGTTCCTGCGATGATCCCGGATGGTGAGAGCTTCCGAATCGATGCGGCGATGCTGAGGGCGATCACGCCGGCGCTGCAGAGCATGGGTATCACACCGCCGGATGTCGTGAACCTGGTGCCGAAGGTGAACTTGGACACGCCGATCCGTGACATGGGCATCGAGCTGGGGCAGCTGCTGCGCCGGTCGGGTTTGTTTCGCTGGGGTCCGAGCGAGCGCCTGGTGACGTTTGACGCGAAGGCGCGGAAGCAGAAGGCGATGACGCCGGAGCGATTCTGCAGCTGGGTGGAGCGCCATGTGGAGGTGGTGAAGAGCTACAAGGGCAAGGGCGACCAGACCTACGACACGAAGGTGTCGATGGGGAAGGATATGGCGACGAAGCTTCTGGCGGTGGACGAGCTGCTGCGCGAGCTGCCGATCATCGAAGGCGTGGTGCCGACGCGGGTGCCGGTGCGCCGATCTGACGGCCGTGTGGAGCTGTGCAAGGCCGGGTGGGATGAGGAGGCGCGGCTGTATTGCTATGACGATATCCCGTTTGAGACGGACTGGACGCTGCAGCGTGCGATTGAGCTGATCGAAGACTGGTGCGGGGAGTTTTTGTTTGCGGAGCTGCAGCCGGGGAAGCTTTGGCAGAACCGGTCCTTCCTGGTGCATATCTGCGGGATGGTGGGGATCTTTGCGCGCAAGGTGCTGAAGCAGGGGACGGTGCGGCCGCTGATGATGTATCTGGCGAATGAGCAGGGCTCGGGCAAGAGCCTGCTGGTGGCGATGAATCTGGGGCCGAGCTTTGGCTTTTGCAGCAGCACGGATCTGCCGACGAGCAGCAAGGGGCTGAACCAGGAGAAGTTTACCGCTCTGCTGGAAACGGTGGCGCAGAGCATGAAGGAATACCTGTGGCTGGACGATGTGCCGCCATCGGTGTTCTCGAATTCGCTGAACCGGTTCACCACGGCCGCGAGCCACACGGGGCGCAAGTATGGCGGCAATGATGAGATGTTTGAAGTGGTGAACGTGACACAGGCCATCCTGACCGCGAACAACTTGGAGACATCACGTGACCTGATGCAACGTGGTATGATCTGCGAACTGTTCCTCTCGGTGGACTCACAGACGCGACCGATCAAGCGAAGGATCGATGAGCTGTGGTTCTACGAACCGGAGCAGCGTGCGCAGATGCTTTCGGCGCTGTGGGCCTTGGTGCGCAACTGGATCGAGTCTGGGATGCAACTGGGCACGCACACGCACAGCCGCGCCGCGAAGTGGTCCGAGCTGGTGGGTGGCATCTTGGAAGCGATGGGTGTGGTGGTGAATCCGTTTGAGCTGCCTGATCTGCCTATGAGCGGTGACCGCGAGACGGAGGAGTGGAAGACGCTGCTGAAGGCGCTGGCTGATGATGCGGAGTCTTGTGAGGGCACGCCGCATCAGGAGGACGGCCGATTGATCGACATGACGAAGATCGTGCAGGTCGCGCGTGACAACCATTTGCTGAGCGACCTGGTGGGATCTGGTGACGACAAGCCACTGAAGGGTGGCGAGCTGAAGAAGCTGGGCCGTCGCCTGGCGAAGTGGCGTGGTCGTGAGGATCTGCGCAGCACGAGCGGCCGTAAGTTCCGCTTTGGCAAACGCAAGCAAGCGAGCAACTGGGTCTACCCTATCGAGTGGCTAAGTGCGGCCGCACCTGGTGAGGTGGCTGCGAGTGAGGAGACGCCGGCGAGCGACGACGAGGAGTGGCCCGAGGTTGACGCCTCTGCTATGGAGCCTGCGAGTGACGCGGAGTACACGGGGAACGAGGACTAGCTCCAGGGCGAGCTAGTGAGGTGAGGTGTACGAGGTGCGAGCGCCAGCTCCAGGGCGGCGCTGCAGGATCGCGCGGAAGCGCGGACTGATTGAGCGAGAAGGTGAGGTGCGGCCGAGTAGGTCGACACGTGTCCGCCTCTTGTCAGGAGCTGACGAGAGGCTGCCAAGATCGCACGCAGTGCGGACTTGTCATGCCATCGCGCTATGACGCCGAGGGTGCGGAGTGCGCGTGCGGGCTCCGGGTGCGCCTCCGTGCCTAGTCCCCGTGCCCCTAGATGCGTCTTGGAACACGTCTTGCCAGCTCTGGCGGCCTTGTATTTGCTCGTTTTGTGGCAAGATGGTAAGACAACCAAGACTTTGAGGGGTTGTTAGTTCCAAAGGTGTTTCGCAAAGGGGCGTTCTAGCGTCGTTTTCATGCCATCTAGCCACATATGCCCCCGCGACGGTCCCCGCCCCACCCCCAAAGGAATCTTTTTGCCCAATAAAGTCGACCTAGGCGGGTATAACGTCC